TGCTTTTGCTATCTCATTAACAGAATAGTTTTTACCCCTACCCAATTCAAAAGTTTCACCACTAATTTCAGCCATAAACAGCGATTTACCACATCTGATTAATCCATCCACAATATCACCAACGTAGGTAAAGTCCCTTCGTTGTTCTCCATCGCCAGTAACTAAGAATATCTTACCTTCTTTGTGTAGTGTCTCAAATGCACCTATCAAAGTGCAATAATCTCCTTCAGTAAGTTGATGTTCGCCATACACATTGTAAAATCTACATATAGCAGTAGGCAAATCATATACTTTGTTGTATAACTCTATCAATTCTTCACCGTGCGATTTGCTCAGAGTGTAAGGATTGGAATACTTATCTCCATTGGATGATGATGAACCAGCATATACAACAGGAATCTTCCATTGTCGAGCCCATTCTAAAAGATTTGATGTAGCTAGTGTATTAGAGCTGAATGTTTTAGTTGGATGCTCAAACGATGGCTGTATTCTAGCTATAGCAGCTAGGTGAAATATAATATCCACCGGTTCAATCTGACAATCACAATGAAATTCGCAATAACATTCATCTGATAAACTCCACCAACGAGATTGTGATAAATCTCTGCGGTGGTATTTACATCCCTTTTGCTCATTCTCTTTCTTACCCGTTGAGTAATTATCTACTGATAATACTCTGTGACCATCAGCTAATAATCTTTTTACTAAATTAGTTCCAACAAAACCTACACCGCCTGTCACTAATACTTTCATTTATATTTCCTTCAATATCTTATCTTTAAACTCTACAATACCATCAGCTAAGTTTGCTTCCCAATCTTCGTGGGCTTGTTCGTCAGCACCATCGGTAATATACTTAAATGATATGAAAGGTATGCCGTAGTTGTAACATACTTTAGCAAGAGCGTATGCTTCCATATCTACAACCTCACCATAGTATTGTGATTTATCCTCTACGAAACAATCACCTGTTCCACAAGTAGCATTTCTACCTATTGGATTAAAGTCTATATGTTGTGGTTGTATTATAACAGGTGGATCCTGTTCAAATGGTGTTTCACCTCGTAGAAAACCAAGACCTGTAACATCCATATCTCTTTGAACAAAATTAGTGCAATCTACTAATGTTTTCTTTTTAATCTTACGGCTACCAGCAGTTCCGTAGTTGATTACAAGATTTATTCTAGCATCATGATTAATACTACCTTCTACTGCCAATCTTTTTGTTAATTCATAAGTAGCATTTACTTTGCCAACACCAGTAATTAAAAGATTATGAGGTTTCCAATCTTCTAACTGACCTTGTGTTTCTACTTCTAATGCTGATACTATTAGTATATTTTTCTTATTCATAAGTTACCACACTCTTTACATTAAGGTTAAAGTTCTCAATTTTTGGAACAAATTTTAAATCAATTAATACTAAATTCCCTATAACATCATAACCAGCCATTTCAGCTAAATCATTAGTTGCTTTTAGTGTGCCGCCTGATGCTAATACATCATCAACAATAACCACTTTTCCACCACTGCTTTTTTGCATTTCTAATGTTGCACTTCCATACTCTAAATTATAGCTCATTGATACTTTTGTTCCTGGCGTCTTACCTTCTTTTCTCGCACACACGATACCGCCGCCGAAATATGTTGCTAATGCTGAGGCGAATAGAAATCCTCTTGAGTCTATACCAACCCAATAATCAGGTAAATTATCATCAAAGTTTCCACCCATATCTACAATAGCCGACCTAAATGTTTCTTGGTTTGCTAGTAACGGTGAAAGGTCTTTAAAATCAACTCCTTCTATTGGAAAGTTTGGGTGTTCTGTTATAAAATCTTTATATGACATTTATTAACTCCTTTTCATATGTTTTCAGAGATTTAATACTGAACTTAAATATATCGTATTCCATATCACCAATCTCACCGCTATCTGCCAGCATCTCTGATATATTGACTATTATTTGAAAGTTCTGTGGAGTGAGCTTTTGAGCATCAAAACTAATTACTATATCATTGATTGGTTTTGTATGATGCGAGTGTAATTTATTACTCAATTTAAACTTTGTATTTGGTTGTTCCTCTTCAATGTATTGATTCACACCAAAGCCTTTATGACCAACCCAATCACCATATATATCAGAACACCAAGGTTCTAATTCTTTCAACATATTGCTATCACAATGTTCTACTACAAATCCTATATCATATTTAGGTGGTATAATTGGTTTAAGATACTTATCATGCTTTACCATATGCCCCCACTTACGAATGAAGTTACGAGTGCTTCTTAGATTTTGTGCCAGCCACTCTGAGCTTTCTCTGTTTTTCATAAATACTTGACCAGCAGGATTTCTCATAGCTCCATCTTTAAACCTACTACCTCTACAAGTCATATGATATACAAATCCCTGCCAAGTCTGTATTGTCTCATAGCCAGCCAATACAAACCTATTGAATATATCAGAGTCCTCTTTTGATTGTGGAGCATACAAAGGGTCGTGTCCACCAATAGCTAAAAAGTCATCCTTATACATAGCCCACGGAGCAAAGATACCTTGCGTATACTTTTCATCTGAATGTTCTAAATCTCCTTCTACAAATTCTAATAATTCTTTCTCATTAAACTCTTCAGGTTCTATACCAAAGTCTTTTAGTATCTTTTCAGGCCCATCGGGATGTAACGGTGGTTCTATTCTTGTGGCAGATACAACACTACCTCTCGTAAGCTTTCTTAATACCTCTAAATCCATATAAGGGCAAGCATACATATCTGCATGATAAATCATTATAATATCATTTGTAGCCATATCTACTAATGTATCGTAAAGTATCGTATGTCCCAATCTCGTAGGTCCTTCGTTACGATGTATCTTTACATTCGGGTCTTTCTTAGCAATCTCTTGCATCCACTCCCAAGTTCCATCGTCTGAGAAATCATCAGCCCAACATATCTCGTGACCTTCATCTAAATTCTTACGAATGCTCTCATAGCTCCACTTTAAGTATTTTAAATTATTTCTTGACGGTTGAATGAAACTAATCTTTTTCATATTTTCTCTCCATAGCCTTTCTAATTCTGTGTAATAATATTCTGGCTTAACCTTAGCACTTTGTTTATCTATTGTGTATAGCTCGTCTATATCATACACACTTTCTAAATCGATAAGACTTAATTCGCCACTCTTCATTACAATAATATTTAGTGAAACCAAATCGTAAAAGAACATTTTTTTTTGATTTACCAAAGATAATACCTTTTGGTAAAAATCATCAGGAACTTTATCAAACTCCGAACCTATTATTTCTCCCGACTCGCACACATAACCAACTATATCTTCACCATCTACTATTAGAGATTGAAGTGCCGGTGCAACTTCATCGAAGAACCCAGCTTCAAGAGCTTTTACAAAGTTCTCTCTACGGCAGTAATCTTTATCAAATATTTTGTAATAAACACCATCTCCTTTAAGAACCATTCTACCGTGATTAATACCATCAACAACTCTACCAGCTTTGTTAAGTATAACACCAAGAGAGTCTAAGTCTATGTCTTTTAATTGTATTCTATTGTGATTATGTTTCAAATTCAAATGCTCCATACTCAGTATCTTTTTGTGATAATATCACACCATCATCGGTCGACACAACTCCCCATTCTATATTTATATTAGTGTCATCCCACGCAAATCCTCTATAATCATCGGGTATATAGTATTCATCTGTTTTATATAGAACAGAAGTATCATCTTCTAATGTTCTGTATCCATGTGCGAATCCTTTTGGAATCCATAGCTGTTTTTTGTTTTCAGCACTTAATTCTACAGAAGCCCATTTACCATATGTTTTAGAATCTTTTCTCACATCAACAGCCACATCTAATATAGAGCCTCTAACACAACTAACAAGCTTAGCTTGATGATACTTTTCTTGATAATGCATACCTCTTATAGTATTTTTCAATTTATTGTAAGCTATATTGTCTTGAACAAAATTATCAGGAAAGTCTGAAGAACTCCATCTTTTAGAGTTATAGCTTTCATAAAGGTAACCTCTGTTATCATAAAACACGTCAGGCATAATTAAAAATAAACCTTCTAATGGCAACTCTTTAACTTTCATATTAACCTCTTATAAGTATGATATTATACTCCTCAGATGAGGGTTCATAATATTGTCTAATTTTAGTAATTCTTTTAACTGATACATATTTAACCACATAAAATTTTTAGGAATATCTTTAAGTAAAAATTCTATATCTTCTATTTCTACCAGCATATTTTTTACTCTTTTTTTGTAAAATCTACCACCATCTTCAGGATACCAATGTTCAAATTTTACTCCTTTCAGCTCATCTCCATGAAAGTATTCGGAAAACAAAGGCTTTCTTCCACTATGAAGTGTATTTAAATTATCATATGTCACTTGAAGAGTAGGAGATAATAAAACTCTATCGTAGTTGCCAGGCTCAAATTTAGCTTCTATCAGATAAAGCGGCGTATCATCAATATCTTTTACTTTAATTAAACCAACAACGCTAGCTTCAGTTCCCTGGTCAACTAATGGTTGATTCCAACCTTTGCCTGATTCTCTAATAGTTGTTTCTGTCTTTACGCCCATAACTTTGAAAAACCCACCAGTCTTATGTTCTAAATTGCCAGTTTCAGAGTTAATACCCCATCCATCGCCTACTTCATTTAAATTAATCTCAGTAACATTTGCTGGCAAATCATCTTTTATTTTCTGTAATTTTTCTAACACGCTATCGATACTATCTTTTTGATTTATACACTCTAAAAAATGGTCTAATCTATCTTCAATGTTCTCATCCACATTATCTAATAAACTTAGTATTTTATCTCGTAGCATACTTCTCCTTATATATCCGAATATTATCTTTGGATGTTTTATTTGTGTTAATATCAGAATCAACATGCTCAACTTCGTAGTGTATGTCGCCAAACTCTAATTTATGTCCAAATATCTCAACAACCTCTTCTATTGTTATATTATCATTAGACCTAAGAACCTTAGTGCCTGTATGATTTGAATTAATCGAATCTAAAACATCTTCATACAAAATATAGTTCATCAATGTATTCTTAGTCAATGCAATATCTTCACCAGCAACTATTTTTTGAAAGGTATTCTTTTTCATCTCTTTTCCTAATAGTGCTGATGGTCTTAATATTAAATAGTCATCGCAAAGCTCTTCTACAATTATTTCTGATAATCTTTTTGTTACGCCATATGGTGAGTTTTTTGCCTCATCTATTGATGAAATAAATACAAATTTTTTATGTGGAATAGATATCAAATCTCTCGTTAAAAAAACATTATCTTCAAATAAATCTGGTTTTACATTACTCCAATTAGAATGTTGAACAGAACCTGCACAATGTATTATGTAGTCATATTTTGTAAAAGAATATCCGCTACCATCAGGAGCCATATCCTTCTGAATATAGTCTGAAACAGAATTACCTCTAACAAACTTATCACAATTTTTAAATTGTTTTGCCAACCAACTTCCCAAACCACTATTTGTTCCCGTAACTAATACTTTCATCATTGATTCTCCGGAAATACCTCTATACATAAAACATTACTATCGTTAATGATTAGCATCCTGCCATCTATCGTAGACATTTTTGTAAATTGACCTTGCTTTAATGTATCCGGTAATATTCCAGTGAATGTTCTTTTAATACCATCTTTGAAATGAATTATCTGTGTAACTGATTCACAATCTAAAAAGTAGCTTGTGCTTATAGATGGTTTTAAATCTGGTTGTTTGTTTTTACTCATAATATTCCTCCATAGAACCCGCCAACTTTAAATGGTATTTTCATATTAATTGATGCATGTTCGCTGGGAACATATCTTGACTTTGGTATCACTCTAAAATCAAAACTTACTCTAGTCACATCCGTTTTATTTATTTTATTTCCGTGTGTTAAATGAGAACCATACCACTCAGTGCATTCTCCGTAATCAGAGTTAAATGGAATGTAATCTCCCTTATCTTCTTTGGTTTCAGCCCACATCGTATTTGTATCATATGATTTAGTTAGAGGAACAAAGTAATTTAGTTCGTTTACTTTTTCAGCCCACTTCACATCTCTATAAGTTTTATCTTTATGAAATTCTCCTACTGCTACATTTTCTGGTAGATGTATTCTTATATCAGGTAGTTCTTGATAAATTATTTCCTCACCAAATCTAGGCTTTATAACTGCTTCTAAAAACTTCAAATATAAATCTTCTATAGAAGAATCCTCTCTCCATCGTTTATAATAAATTTGATTCCAATGCATATACATATCAGCCTCTCTTGTCAAAACAGGATATTTTTTCTGATTATGTAACTTTGTTAAATCATCTGTATTTAGCCATTCACAAAATAAAGATTTGAAATCATATTCTTTTGTATCATAACTGAATTTTATCATTTACTACTCCTAAGTTAAACAGTATTATTTTTATGAATTTCACCGGTATTCATATCATTAACTTGCCATTTCTGTCTATTCTTTATATGGTCTGAAAGGTTGCAATCTTCCCATGCTTTTTGTCTTAAATCTTCAAGCTTATTAGGTGGTATTGAAGTATTTACCATATTAGCTTTAGTCCACTGCATTTTATCAATATTATAATCTTTTGGGAGCTGACCATTTCTCATAACCTCATCAAACATTGGAGTTCCTGGTAACGGCATCACTAAAAAAAAGTTAGAAGCATCTAACCCATATGACATATTTTGTTTAGCAAAATCTACAGTTTCTTTTATTTCTTTTTCTGTCTCATCAGGAAAACCTACCATATAATTAGCAGCAACTCTCATACCAACCCTTTTTATTTCTTTCACTAAGTTTTTTACATCAAAATCTTCGACTTTCCATTTGTTAGAACACCACTTCTTTACTATCCTATGATTAGCAGATTCAAATGGTAGAACTATATCTCTAAATCCAGCAGCTGCTAAAAGTTCTATGACTTCTATATCAGGCTTTCCCTTCTTAGTAAGATGAATAACATTTACCCCATTTACATCTAATATATCTAGCCCGATACCAATGATACTTTTTAACATTTTTATTGCTCTTCGTTTCATACCAAATATCGAATCATCTTCTACAAATACTTGCTTTGCACCTATCACATCTCTTAAATATACCAACTCTTCTATAACTCTCTCATCCGATTTAATTCTGAACCTGCCTATTTCACCAGCCATTGAACCTTTTGTTTCATGCGCTATATGACAATAAGAGCATGCAAAAGGACACCCCAATGATGTCATCATAGATACATATTTTAGCTCTTCATCCTCTCCAAAATGACCACCGTGTGGTCTACCAATTTCCCAATATCTTTCATTAGGTAACAAGTCCCAAGCAGGCATTGGCAATTCGTCTAAATTCCAAATGATGTCGCCTAAATGTGAAGTATTAATAACCTTATTATCTTTTTTAAATAATATTTTTGGAACTGAACTCCAATCCCTACTACCACCACGATATACTTTCATAATCTCTTTTACAGTTAGCTCCGATTCTGATGTGCAAATCATATCGAATCCAGCATCTAAAAATATATTGTATCTAGCTCTAGCATTTACGCCGCCGGAAAATAATATCTTCTCTGGAAAATGTTTTTTTATTAAACGACAACAATGTAAAACCATAGTTTCTTGTAGAGAAAATATTGATGTTATTCCAATAAAATCAAAGTCAGCAACCATATGTAAGATTCTTTCATCAGAAACGCCTGTTCTTAATAATCCACTTTCAAGAGCTGTCGGGCTAAAGAAGAAGTTTTTATAGTCATCATCTTTATTACCAACGCATGCATCATATACTTCAACATCAACGCCTATGTCTCTTAAAGCCCCACCAAGCATTGGATAGGCAAGAGAACCATTTGGTTTACATAATGTATCCGGCCAATTTTGTTCGGGTGGATACAAAAGTAAAACTCTTGGGTTTTTATACATAATTTTACTCTAATGCCCCACTGTAGTTTCCCATCAAATAATCAATGAAAAGATCGGGCTGATTTGTTAATTGTTCTTTGACACTTAAATCATTTTTGTGATTATCATTCATAATTTCTTCTAAACTTATTCCAGTATCATTTGATTTCTTTCTATCAACTCTCGTAATTTTATCTCTGGATCCAGCAAAATGATGATAGACTAAATCCCCATATATTCCAAAGTATATCGTATGCAATTCTACTTTATTAGACCTTTCTAATGGATACCATTCTATTTTATTAACCTCAAACCAATCCATCAGTAATCCCCACCAATTAGAATGACCATCTTCTACCATTTCACCCATAGCATTGTCCAATCCTTTGTTCAGATATTCACTACGAAATGCATAAAATGCTGGATGTGGAGCTTTATAAGTTAAGTCCCACTCATGCTGTGGCTCATACATAGCTACAAAGTTTTTATCCTTTACCTTATCAATAAAATCTTCTGTTATATCAGATACAAAGAAAGCATCGGAATCTATTCTTATAACTATATCGCCCTCTTTCATATTTTCTTTAATAACAGGAAAAATGTGTCGATTACCATCTGTGGGATGGTAATTGCCACCTTTATGTATATGCCTTCCTTTTTCACGAACTTCAAAGTAATCATAGCATCCTTTTCTTCTATCATACATTTTCTGTGGCATATGAGAAAAGATAGCATAACTTTTATAAGGAACTTTTATGTGCTTTTTGAATGATTCTATTTGTAAATCAACCCAATAATCATCCTTAAAGTGTAGTGTGTAGATATGTATCAAAATCTACTTCCCTTTGGATACTTTGTTAATCTCTTTAAATTCTTCTCACCTACAAAACCATTCTCATTATACTCACAATTATCAAATATTGCTCGAATCAAATCTGTATTACCATTACCCTTCCAAGATTCCTGAAACTTACTCCATAGACAGACTTGAATATTATTCGTAGTAGGCCATTGATATAAGTCTGAATGAGGAGAACCAAATCCTTTTTTATTACCCCAATCATACAAATCACCAATAATATCCATATTTTCGGATGATGAGAAATACCAATAGTCTAAAATTCTAGGATTATCGGATTGCATTGTAGCTGGATTATTGTTGTCGGGCACATACATATTACTATAATCTTCTATTTCACTAAAGTCTAATTTCTCAAAGAATCCCATATCAAATCGAGTCCACATAACTACATCATATTTAAAATTGTTTTCTTCTTCGTATTGTTTTTTAAGTTTAATTGATTGTTGAGCACCATACCATCTTGAAGCACTCTTCTCCCAACCAGCCATATCAGCACGATCACCAAAAACAATTTGTTTCTCAAACTTACTTTTCTTAGGATTATAAATTTCGACTAACCTATCCTCATAGTCTGTAGCCCAAGAATGTATAAATACATCTACATTATCATTGACTTTAAATACATTCTTATCATAAAAATGATGTCCTATTCTATAATCAATATCTTTCTCCCAAGCATGACCACTTTTGCTTGTATAAAGCCTACCAATTGTTCCAGAAAAACAGAGTGCTATTCTCATATTTCAACTCCCTTTAAGCCTATATTCCTATCTAAATTTATAACAGAAGCAGTATCTCTATCGCTGTTAATCTTTCTGTCGTTTATAAGTATTCGATCTCCTCCACCGAATCCCATTATTAATTGATCGTAATTAATACCAGCTCTTTGCATCTGTTTAATAGTTGCTTCCCTAGCGCTTTCTTTTCTACCGGTAGTTATGACTAAGTGATATCCTTTAGTATCCCATTCAACTAACCTATTATGCACACCTGGTAAAACCTCTAATACTAAATCTGAATTCTGTATATCAATTGGGTTTGTGTGCTTTACTAAAGTTCCATCCAAATCACAAAATATAGTTTTTGGTCTATTCATTTTATTGTGTCTCATCGTGATGTGATAAAGAAGATACGCACTTATTACAAACTGGATGTTTCCAATACTCACCCTTTCTATGTATGTCTCTTAAAAATTTAAGTTCTGGACCTTTCCAAGTCTCTTCTATTGTCCGTAAAACTAACTGACTTTTATCTCTACTAGACTCTAGCGGCGATTGTCTTTCACCAATATTTTCAGTTGTAGAATACTTCACATCTGGCTTTGTTTTACTTCTTAATTTTGCAACAGATAATTCAGCACCAAAAAAAGTGCAGCATGGTAATATATCACCATTATATCTAATAGCCATATGATTAAATGGTTGGATGCATTTAAATTCTTTTACTCCCGCAACCTTTACACCATCGGTTGGCTTAACAATATTAACTAAGTCCTGTATTGCTATAGCATCAGCCTTATCTTTCCAATACTCAATAAAATCTTCAACCTCATGTTCGTTTGTCTCTGTTTGAACAAAGTTAACTCTCAGAGTTGGTAGCTCTGATTTCATTTCTTTTCTAATTTTAATAAATCTGTTTACATTAGCTATTACTTCATCAAAGTTACCACCAACTCTTATTATATTAAAAGTTTCTTCGGTAGCAGCATCTAAGGATATTTGTAGTCTTGTTAATCCAGATGTAACTAGTCTTTTTGATATTTCTTCTGTTAATAATGAACCATTTGTGCTCATATAAACATCAAGTATACCAGCCTCTCTAGCATATTCTACAAACTTAACTAAATCCTTTCTGATTAGAGGTTCATTTATATAGTTTAATCTTATACATTTTAGTCCTTTTTTAACTCCCTCATCTATAACTTCTTTATATACATCAAAATCAAACCAAGTTTCTTTACCATACTTTCCAGTAACTTCTGCGCTCCAAGTGCACATAGGGCATCTGAAATTACAAGAATAATTTAGCTCAAAGTCAAGCTGAATTGGGAAATCTGGAACAGAACCAAACTCACCTGACTTTTTCCAAAGATTTCTATAGTCATCATAAGCATCGGCATCATTGTAACTTTTTATTACAGAGTGTAAATCTTTTCTTTCAAATACCCTTGTTATATCATTCTTATCTTCTGTTCGCTTCATATTAAACCTTTTAGTTTATCTTTAATAGACTCTTTAATTTTATTATCTATGTCAGGTTTAATTAATTTAAACCTTTCGTCTGAAAAAACATAATGACCACATATTTTTATTAACTCTCTTTTGTTATCTTCAGGTATAAAATCTTTATTAACCCATTTTTCCCACCGTTTTGAATCATAACAAATCTGATAGTAATCTTCAATATCTTCACCCATCTCATCTAAATAACATAGTGTTTCTAGCTGACCAAACTGAGGTGCTATATTTATTGAGTCAAGCCCTAAATCAAATCTATCTTTATATTCTTTAGATGATAGATAATCACCATTGTGTTCTTTTGATTTCTTACCAAACTTTTTACATATGGAAACCATCTTCTCTAATCTATCGGAATTAAAAGTGCCTGTATTAGTTTGTTTACCTAAGTCCAAACCAACGCCCGATTGAACCACAGCATACTCAATATTTTCAAA